TGCTCCACCAGATTGCCACGCTTCAGGAAGTAGGTGACAGCGGGAAGGTCATCTTCAGTCTCGGCATCATTGTTCAGCTTAATGATGGGATTGTAGTAGACACCCTCTTCCAGCTTGACCTTGTTGGACACAACAACATCAACACCAGCAATGCGGCCAATCGCACCATTGGTCAGCAGTTCAGCACCAATCTTGTCAGCGGCAATGAAATCAGCATCCTTACGCAACTGTGTCTTCTGCTTGCTGTGAATCAGAATGACCTTGCGGCTCTCCTCCTCCTCACCAAAAGCATCAACGCCATCCACAATGGCGGTGTACTTAATGGCGGCAGTGGAAGCATCCACAACATTCTGGCTATCATACAGAACAGCCACACGGTCATTGTCCAGCTTCTCGGAGATGGACATAGCAATCTGATTAGTGGCAGTACCAATAGGATTGCCATAGCCACAAAGCTGTGCTTCATCGGTCAGCATAACGCCCTTACCGATTTTCTTAATGCCGTACTGTGCAGTGGTGAATGCCATCTTAGTGGTGTCAATAGGCTGACCCTCTTCCAGATCATCAGCTTCACCAATGTAGCCCCAACGGGGAATGGTCGCAGTAGAACCAGCAACGCCCTGAAGCGTGTGGTCAACATGGATATAGCCAGCCATCACAGCCTTCTTATCCACCTTTGCGTTAATCATGTCGCTGACCACCTGAGGATCAAACACATCGCCATTAACGAGAGTAGTAATGTTAGTCAGTTCTGCCATAATTCAATCATCCTTTCGTAAGTTGGCTATACGCTTCAGGATTGTTCATCTTGAACTCCACTCTGGAAGCGTAGCCCATTTTGTTAAATTCTTCTTTGGTAACAGCCTTGTCACCTTCGTTTGTGTTCGGCAGTTTGTTCTCGATGATATTCTTGTTGCCAGTGTTCTCAAACTGCGTGGGGAACTGCGTTTTCAGTCCCGCAAGTTTATCATCCCAACCCTTGATTTTGCCGTTTTCATCAAGGGACAATTCGCCCTTTTCCTTCAGCTTGAATGTCAGATAATCAACATCCAGTGCCTTACTGGACAGCAGTTCCACCTTGATTGCTGCATCAAGTTTGGTCTGCTCCAACTCTGCCTGAAGCTGTGCCACCTGACCTTCATAATTAGAAATCTGCTGCTGCAATGCTTCATTGCCCTTGTTGGACTTTTTCAATTCAGCAATCAGATTGTTTGCTTCGGATAGCTCCGCAAGTTTGCCATCGTGGTCAGCCTTCAGTTTGGAATATCGGATGTCCATGTTTTCCTCGGATGCCGTGAAGATTTTGTTGGTCTTCATGTCATCCAGTACAGCAGTGATAACGTCCTCACTGACACCCTTTGCCTTCAGAATTTCTGCGATAGTCATAGTTTTATAGCCTTCCTTTCTATACGCTTTTTACATGGTTGCATCATGTTAGAAATAGATGTTTAACATCATCCCTGATGAATTTGGATATGAAAAAACTGACCATGATGAACTGTTCGGAATCTCCGAACAATTCAAACGGTCAGTCTGTTCAACGCTTTTCTGCTTTGATATATGCATCAGGGAAACCAGCAGCTTGCACCTTCTTCAGATACGCATCTGCATTGGCCTTGACACTGAATGCGCCAACCTGAACACGATACAGCATGCCACTTTCAACCTTTTCTGCTTTAGGCTCAACAAAGGGAATGCCAAAGTATTTGCAAAAGCCCTTGCAAGTTGCCCGTGCAATGTTCTTCAGATTGTTGTGAAACCATGTTGCATCTTCCAGATTGTCATGAAATACATGTTCCTCATAGTAGCTTGGAGCGTTGGTAAGCCGCAGTTCTTTAAGGTCTGTGCGCTCATTCAGCGTGATAGGCTGGTCATAGATTTTCTTGCGCTCTGCAATGATGCATTCCGCAATCTTCTTACCCTCAACGCTCCCCTTGTAAATGATGGGACGATAGCCCCGTGCCTTACCCTTGCCGACATCGGCAGCGGAACTGACAGAAGCGTTTGTGTGGCTGACATAATGCACATCAGCCTTCCACTCATTGGATTCTGCAATCGCCTTGTACATCAGTTCTTCGCCATCTTCATCCGACTTGGGAACACGCCTTGTCCCTCGCTTCCAGTCGATGTCACAAGCCGTCAGAAACGGCTCTAATTCGTCCAGATACAGGTTGTTGTGTGTGGTTTCATCACAGCCCTCAATGGCACAGTTATTGAACCAGTGATATGCAGGGGAAAGATACACTTTAGGCTTCGCCACGGTTGCTTCTTTCTTCTCACTTGTCAAACCGTAGTCAGGACGGCCATAGCCAACAATGTTTGCGTAGTTAAGCGCATAGCTTTTTTTGCATACACCGCCGCCGTTTGAAATCACGCCGCTTGCACCGCTTGTATTGCCTTCAACAGTGATGACCTTGTTATTAGTCACTTCCACCACAAGGCCAGTATGCGCCCATTGGGAACTACCGCTTTTGAAGAAAATCTGATCTCCCACCTGTGGGGATGTGTACCATCTGCCAGCAGCCTTGTAATACTGTGCAGAATAATTCACACCAGCCCCAAGCTGACCATGATTCAGCAGTTTCTTTGCCAGTTCCACACCGTAAGCCGTCACAAAGCACCAGTCAACGAATACATCACACCATGCAAAACCATTCTTGTTTCCATTGTAAAAGCCCGTGATCTCATGAAGGTCACGGGCATATTTTGTGTAGTTTTCATCCCCAGCGTTGCCAGTTTTGCTGTCAAGCTGTGCATTGGTTTCTTTTTCAAGATAGCCAACTTCAGCAAGGGCAACATCAATGACTTTAGGCATCCTCGCTCACCTTCTTGTTGTACTGCGCTGTGCTGAACATCAATACAGCACCCATAAAGGCAGTAATTGCAGCAATAGTTCCAGCCACCTCGTCTGCGTAAGGCCAAACCCAAATGCCAGCAAGTGCCACATACAGTGTGCTGATTGCAGGAAGCACGATCATGACCACCCACTTCAAAACATCGTATACTTTGTTGCTCATTGCGTTTTTCCACCTTTCTTTTTAATTAAAAAAGTGGCTGTTGCATTTTTTGCAACAACCACTATTTATTGAATTTTGGGCATGAAAAAAGCACCATGCATTTTTTGCACAGTGCTTTTTATTTCAGAACATCCAAAATCATTGAATGCCGTGTTTTGATAATGTCAAGCATTTCTTCATATGCCAACTGCCGTCCCTGTTCGAATTTAGACAAATCTTTCTGCTGCTTCAATTCGTCCAAATTCTCCTGAATGGCTTTTAGCATATCTTCAATTTGAAGTTCATATTCAATGACCTTATCTTTATCAGTCATCATTATGCCCCCTCTTTTTCAGTTCATCTTCCGCTGCCCTCACATTAGATTCAAAGTTGCGGATTTCTTTTTGCCAATGCTTAATAAGGCCAGCTTTCTGTTCGGCAGATTTGGAATCCCAATCAACATCAAATTCTGCTGGATTCGCCAACTTTTTCTTGTGCTGCTCAATGTTAGCTTGCCAAGATTTTATAGACTTCATAAGCTGTCCGTCCTTTTGCTTCGGAATACTCCTATTTGCAAAGAACTGTAGACCTATGCCCATTGTACTACTTTTTTCAGAATTTTCAACCGTTTCTTTTGCAGCTTTAAGGTATTTTTTCTTGTAATCCTCAAAGTTCTCCGTCTTATCAAGACCAAAGTATTCTGCCCGTTCTTTCAGCGTTTCCAGTTCTTCTTCATCCAATGCCCATCTTGCCCGTGTCAGCGTAACACAGCGGCAGTTGATGACTTCAGCAGCACCGCCATTAGGATCACCAGCATACATCAGGCCATTGCTGAACTTCTCATCATTCTCCCTGATTTCACCGTCAACCCGTCTGTGTGAATCTCGTGTTCTGCTGTCCAAGCTGGCATCCCACTGTTTCACCACATCAGCACCCTTTTTCTTTGCCACTGTCCGTGCATCATCTGCTGACTGCTGCTGAATGCGGTGTCCTTCTGTTCGCACGATCCGCTTTGCATTGTTAAGGCCAGACTTTGAAGCATTGTTCAAGTTCCGTGCAATGTCAGTGTAAGGCAAGGAAGAAGCAATGCCACGGGACACTTCCTGTGGAATCACTTTCTTCAAGTTATCAAAGTCAACACCTAAATGCTTGTAGTAGCCTTCAACCACTTTGGAATCAAGCTGCACAGCCTTTACAGCAGCACTGGTGTCAATCGGTGTAATGATGGGAATGCCCTGTGCCTGAAGGGAATACATTGCACCAATAAAACCATCCTCATAACAGGCGTTTAGGAAGCCCTGTATCGTGCTGTATTCGTCAGAGTGTAGTTTGTCAAGTACACCCTTTATCTGCTGTTGTAGGGCTTGCTGATACTGTTTCTGATACACTTTGGAGCGCACCATAGACAGTGTTCTGTCATCAGCTTCACCAGCTTCCTGAAGCATGTCAATATCAGCCTGAAGAATCTTTGTTTTATTGATGATGTCATTCAACGCCCTTTGATATTGCTGTTCCAGCTTTTTCAGCACAGCCTTTTCTTTGTCAAGCTGATACTGAATGACCTCTTTTTCATTACGATTCAATCACATCACCACCAACATCTTCAGGCACAATGCCGTTCAATGCATCCTGTGCAACAGTAATGTCATCCTCTTTGGGCAGCTTATCCTTGATGTCATCATAGTCCAGTTCCATCACCTCACAAAGCTGCTGCATCGTGATTTCAGTGCCAAACTGTGCCGCCATATTCAGCCATGTGGTTGCCCGTGTCTGCTGCTCCTGTGCTGCCGTCAAAGCAATCTGTGCATTCTCCATTGCATTAGGAATGATTTCACGCTCAAAGGTGAAATACACATCCTTCTGCTCATAGTCAGTGCCTTGCTCGTCATTGATTTCTTTCAGCACCACCTTCAGCAGCTTACGCATGAACTGAAGAAGGAAATGCTGAAGACCATCACACTTCATGTCAAGGTTGGCATAAGCAGATTTAATGGCAATGCTGGTTGTGGCACTGGTGTCCTTCAGGGATTCAGTGTTCACGCCCATGCCAAATCTGAAGATGTTCTTCTCATCGATCTCCATCTTTGTGCGCCGTGCTTCAACAGGGATGTCCACTGTCTTGATTTCCACGCCGCCTTCCTCATCAACGCCAATGTGCTTTTTGGCTTTGATGTTCAGCATCAGTTCATCAAGGTTGTCACCCTGAAAGCCCTTGACAACATACAGTGCTTCATTGGTGTCCTGAATATTGTTGGACAGTCCAGCATTCATCAGGTCATAGTCATCCAGCAGATTCTTGATTGCCTTCAGGCCGCTGAACTGTTTCTTGCCATTGTCCAGACGGAAGAAGGGAATCATGCCATAGTCTTCATAATAGAAGGTGTTGTCATCCCCGTCCTTCTTATACAGGATGTGCGGTCTGGGATTGATTTCAACAGCATCATCACGGACAATATCACCATTGTCTTCCTGACAGTAGAAATAAGTCTGCTGTGCATCCCACACCTGAATGCGCTTGATTTTCTTGTTGTCTTTGCCAATGCGGTCAACATACCAGTAAATCACATAGTCACAGTTATCCTGCGTTTCTTTGGCTCTGACCTCAATGACACCGATGCTGTCAGCGCACTGGAAAGCCGTTCTGCCGTTCTCGTCTTTGTATGCATACATGAACTCAAAGCCCTTTGCCACTGCACCCACAAGCAGTTCATACAGTTCAGCGGCAAAGTTCTCATTGTCATTGAAATATGCATCAAGTTCAGTCTGCAATTCAGGACGGTCAGACTTCACAAAGCCATCCTTGCCAGAAAGCATATACTGTGCTTGCTGGTCAACCAACAGTTTGAAGAAGGGATGGCTGATTTTGATGTTGCTTTTCGTCTTATCCTCTCGGACATTTCCATCACCATCAACAAAAAAGATTCTATAATCTTTGATGTCATGGTTGCCTTCATAATAGCGCAAGCCTGTCTTTGCAAGCTGTTTCTTTGTGCTGGCAGCATCATTGTCAATGAAGCTGCGAATTTCTTCAATCGTTAGCATTTCCGTTCCCCCATTTATGTAAGCCACTTCTTCATCTTGCGCCATCCTTCAATGGAATAGCGCAGCGCAGCCATAGCATCATCCTGAAATGGTACAGGCTCATCAAGGTATTCCCCTGTCTTTTCATCCTTTTTCCACTTCCACTGCTGCAATTCTTTAATCGTGTTTACACACGATGGATGCACATAGATTTTCCGCTGCTTCAACCAGTCAATCTGCGCCTTGACAGAACCAGCAGAACCACCCTTGTCAACACCTTTTGCCATGAAGCCAGCCTTTTTCCACATCTTGATTCTGTCTGGCTCTGCGGAATCGCACCACATTAGCTTCTTGCGGTCAATATCATGCCGCAAGGCCAGTGCAATCAGTTCATTGGTGTCCTTTTCAAATTCGTATATCTCTTTTGTGATATAGATGTCATCATCTTTGATGCCCACAGGCAAAATGACATCTGCATGGTTAAAGCCAAAGTCCTGACCAATGGCAAAGTCATCATAATCTACAGGATTCTGTGAAATCTCTTTGACTTCCCAATTGTGGAGAATTAGGCCGCCAATCTCGCCCCATTCACCCAAGCCATAAATCCTGTAACCTTCAGGATCAACACGCTTTCTGCGCTCCATGCGCTGCCTGTATGCATCATCAATGAAATGATTCATCAGGTATGTGCTGTGATGTGTCAGCACATTATCATCAGGAATATCAAAAAAGGCCTTCTTGATCCAATGGTTTTTATTCACTGGATTGAAAGTCATTCTGATTTGATAAAACTGTCCGTCTGGCAATTCACCACGCAAACGGTCATCAATGATTTCAAAGTCAGCCTGTGTGATTTCTGTGGCTTCCTCTATCCACACATCAGTCAGCTTGCCTTTCTGGAATGTGATTGACTTCAGCTTTTCACGCTGCTTTTCATCATTCACTCCACGGAATATGATTTGATTTCCGTTTCTGCATGTCAGTTGCAAAGGGCTTTGCTTGATTTTCCACAGCTTTTCTGCATCACTTCCAAACATCCTGTAAATAGCACCCGTCAATTCCGCATAAGTGCTGTCACGGTTTGTGATGTCTGATTTGCGTATACAGACAAGGTTTCTGCCTTTATCATTCATCAAGCGCAGAATGTAGTTCATTGCAGTGTCAACGGACTTCCCCGATCCTGCGCTTCCTTTCATGACAATATATCTCTTTGTGCTTTCATCAACTTCTGTGAAAGCTGCATTCATTTCAAATTGAACATCCACGGAATCACACCCTTTTCACGGTGATGTTGAAATCCATGTCAATTTCCTGCTCAACTCGGTCAGTATAAAGCCCGTAACGCTTGCCCAGCAGTTCAGCAGCCTTCAGCCGTTCCTTTTCATCAGGCGGCTTCTCAATAACACGGTCAGCACCAACATCATCCCGTGCCAATACACTCGCTTTGCTGCTGCCACGCAGAACAGAAGTCAAATACTTCAGCACTTCATCCTGATCTGCAATCAGTGCTTTTTCCTTTTCATCCATGCGCTCTTTCAGGCAGCTTTGAACCTTAACATTTACTAACAACCTTGCGCCTTGCTCTGCCGCCGTTTTCTTTGAATATCCAGCCCTGATTGCGGCCTATGTTGCATTCAAGTCAATAAGATATTCATCACAGAAACGCTGCTGCTTTGCCGTCAGCTTTGCCACAATCGTCACCTTCTTTCTGTGGCATAAAAAATGGCCGCCTGTGGCTAGGAGAAATAGGAATCCACAGGCAGCCAATAACAAAGGACACAACCAATCGGCTGTGTCCCTGTTCGCATATTTTGTTAGCATAATAATATCAGAAGATGAATGTGAAAAACAATGAAAACTTTTCGGCTCACATTTCTTCGTACACACAAGGGACATGATTGGTTTCAGAATCAATATCTGCGAAAGAATCGAACACCTTGAAGTTACGGGGATTATATTCGGCCATGTTTTTTCTCACATTGCGGATGATAGATTTTGCGCTTTTGATCGTGCTGGCCATTCCAGCAGTGTGAATGTAACTCCCGCAAATCATCCTGTCGCTTTCGTACTCAACGAAATACTGCTTGTAACCTCTCCAAATAGCACCCATGGTCTTTTCCTTTCTCCCCGTCTGGCCGATGGGACAGCCTGTGTGGTTGTTACTTACATTTCGCAGAAGTAATACTTTCCAAAAATCTTCTGTCTGGTGAACTGTTTGCCAAACTCGTCTACCCAAACCTTTGTGCCATCCTGCATCTCGCCGTAAACGGAGCAGACCGCCCTGC